CTAATCTTTCTCCGTTTTCTCCGCCTCTTTTTCGCCGTCCTTTTCGCCGTCGTTATCATCCTCCGGCGCTTCCGTCCTGTTGGTATCATAGCGCGGATCGCAGGTCGGTTTCAGGCCCGCCGCGTCAAACGCCAGCGCGTCCTTTTTCAGTTGATCCATAACCTCGTCCGGATTTTCCCCCAATGATTTAACGGCGCTGTGCCAGCTGCTAAATCCATTACGCACCAGTTCCGACAATGCCTTTACCTCTTTGGAGGGGTCTATCATTTCCCGGCGCGGTGCTGTCCAGCTTACCTCAATAGTAATACCTGGCTTCGCGTACCCGGCCAGCGCCGCCGCCTCTACAAACCACTCCCACGCTTTGTCGCAAAACGTAGGTATCAGCGTTACCCATTGCCAGTCGTCAATATTGCGCTGAAACTCTATCCAGCCCATACGCCCGGAACTAAAGTTAACATTGGACAGGTCGCCGGTAAGGGCTTCGTAGCTTACGCCCATACCCGCGGCAATGCCCTGTAAGACCTGCCGGGAATAAGTGTCGTAACCTTCTGCCGCGGGCGGGGCCGCGAAACTTACCGTTTTGCCCGGCGGCAGATGCTCTATAATACCCGGTTCCACGCGCTCTAATGGCTCGTATTCACCGGATACCGGGTCGAGGTTGTCGTTCTCCGTAATGAATACGGAAAAGCAGGCCGCTATCTTTTGCCGCATCAGTTGCGCGTCCTCGTAATCGTCGAAGTCATACATGCGCAGCATGGACGGCGCGGCAAACGGTACACCGCGCACCTGTCCGGGGTCTTCCAGTTCGTAAACGTGAATAATGTCCTTCACGTCCACGCGGTCGCTGGTGAGGTCTGCAAAAAATTCCTTCGGGTGGCGTTTATATAGCCAATAGGCGACCCTTTTACCTTTGGCGTTATATTCTATACCGCTCATGATATAGCCGCCGTTTGCAAGGTTTATTTCGTTTTTGGTATTATCCAAAAAATCAGGCTCCAGTACCTGAAGCTCCAGCGGTATTTTACCCTTCACGTACTTTGTCCGTACCCGGCGGATAATACACTCGCCGCATTTGGCAACGGTACGCATGACCAGCTTTTGCAGGCCGTAAAAATTCAGCCGCTCGTCAAAATCGCAGGCGGTCTTTTCGCCCCACAGCTTCCACGCCTGCTTTATTTTTTCCGCCTCGGCCTCCGATAATCCTATTGGGGTCGGCAAAATGCCTGTCCCTACGACATTGTTAGCAATTCGTCTAATGCCGTTTTTCCCATAGGGATTATTTTTTGCCAGCTCACGGGCGCGTTCCCTCAGCTTTGGCAGCGCATTAATAATGTCCTGGTTCGTAGAGGCCCCGGTTGTTACCCAACCTTCCGTCCTCCGCCCGGACGCTGCCGCCTCATATTTGCGCAGCGACTTATCCATCATTTGCAGGGCCAGCCTGCTTTGTACTCTCTTCTTTCCCGCCTCCGGGTTTATCCATGCTACCGCCTTATCCAGCCAGTTCATTCACAATTGTTTTTTCTTGCTACACTATTTCAATCCCTTCTTGTGAACGGCAAAACGACGGTTACTGTTTCCTGATACGCTATTGCCACTCAATCCTAATTCCTTCTTCATCAGGTCACGGGTACGCATCATTTCATTTAAACTGCGGTACGTTACCCGTTTGTCACCGTAATTAACGTCTAAGGCTCCTTGCGCTATCGCTGCCTCTAATATGTCAAGCTGCTCTCTTGTAAACCCCATCCCTTCTGCTTCAATTTCAGACCGCCTACAATAGAAAGTATGTCGTCTATTTCGGCGGATACCTGTTTATAAATATCTTTCTCTCCTTCCACTTTGTCCACTGCATTCTGAATAGATGAGCGGCTGTAATGCAGGCTTTGCGCCAGCAGGTAATCGCTCATGTTGGTTTCACGTTTGATAATGTAAAAGCAGATATGGCGCTTGCTTACTAATGTTTGCTGCCTATTCTTACTGAACAATTCCTCCCGTGTAACGTTATAGTACAAGCATGTTGCGTCTATAATCAGTTCTTGCAGTGGCTTTGGTTTTTCCAGTATGTGTGATGCCTCCATATACCCTCCTTATGCTCTAATGTTTGTCCCAAAATGAACTCCTTCTTTTGCGTTGTTTATCAGTGGGGGTTATTTCAGGATTGGTTATTTGGTTGTTTTTTTTCGTTGGTGTTTGTACGCTTAATAATATTCTCCTCCATTGTTCCTCTTTCCAGTTATCCATACCCATCATGTTTGCCGCGGCGCGGGCATATACACGGCAGTCTAACGGCTCGTTACGTTCATACTTCTTTACCCACATATACTTATCGAAGCCCCGGACTTTTTTAAGCTCCAGTTTTTCGGCGGTCAGCCCTTTGAAATAGTGGGCCTCATATTGCGGGAAATGGCAGTAACCGTTCGGATACGAGCCGTCCTCGTTACGTTGCAGGCGCAGCCAGCCGTACAATTCGCTTTTGATAATGGATATACCGACGTGCCGGACTTTAATGCCGTTAATAGCTTTACCCTTCCTCGATATATCCACGGCGCGGGGCGTAGATACCATAATGCTCTGCGCTTCCTGCCCTTTGGTCGGAACAACACGGGACGGGTCATACTTGCGGCAGAAAGCGTACACCTCGCTGGTGTTATAACCGCTGTCCACCGCCATCATGCGGATACCAAGCATTGCGCCGTCCTCACGTTCCCACGTTTCATTGAGTACCTCGGCCAGCTGTTGCCATACCGGGGCATTTTCCCCGCTGGTATTGCCAAGCAGTACGCGGTAATCAATGGAGTAGGACTGCTTACCCTTTGCCCATCCTACTATCTCCAGCTCGATACGGTCTTTCTGTATGTCCACACCGGCGGTAAGAAATACCACGTCTTTACTTAGTGTATTTTGAGCGTAAGTCTCGCGCTTATTATACAGCAATTCCCAATCGGGCGCGTCGCCTTCCTCTTTCCACGTTTCCCCTAAAACGGTATTGACAAAAGTTTTCAGCTTCGGTATATCCGTTTTGCAGTTCTCGTAATCTTCCGCCGCATTCGCCCAACTATACCAGCCGTAAGGCGAGTACATAGAACTGATATGGTAGCCTACTTTAGAATGATTTGTATTTTCCGGTACGGTGGCGATCCACTGCCCGGCGGCAAGCATTTTTGTTTTGAACCGCTCTTGTATCTGTTCGCCGCAATGCTCGCATTCATACGTCACCTTATCATACCTGCCCGGCGTATATCTTAACTGCCCGAAGCGCAGTACCTGCATCCCGCCGCAATGAGGGCAGGGTACGAAATAGTACCGCTGGTCAGTTTCTAAGAATTGCGCCGCAATGATGCTTTGCCCCTCAATGGTCGGCGTAGAAATGATAAAAATCTTCTTCTTCGGAAAGGTGCGTGTACGTGCCTTTGCCAAATCAATCGGGCTACCTTCCCCATCCAGGTCGAGCGGGTATGCGTCCACCTCATCGAGAAAGACGTTACGCGCTGGCATGGAACGCAGACCGGACGCGGAATTTGCCCCGGTCATGACCAGTATGCCGCCCGGAAATTCTTTTTTAAGAATAGTGTTACCACTGTCCCGTGAACGTGCCGGTTTGATTTTTGCCGCCAATGTCGGCGCTGCCTCGATCATAGGCTGGATACGGATTTTCGAGTTCCGCTCCGCCATGTCTTTAGTAGGCTGCACCGCCAGAAAAGGACAAGGCGATACGTCTATTGTATAACCTATCCAGTTGTTCCCCGCCTCAGTAAGACCTACCTGCGCCCCCTTCATTACGATTATCTCCTGCGTGGGGTCGCCTACGCTGAGCCTGTCCATTATCTCCCGCAGGTACGGGGTGCGGCTGGTGCGCCACAGCCCCGGCTCCGCGGTACTGATCGTGGATAGTACCCGGCTTTTATCTGCCCATTGTGATACGGTAAGCCGCGGTTCCGGTCTTAGCCCGTCTATAAAGCCCTTAATTACTCCTAACATTCACTATCCCTGCTCACCGCTTTTTTCCTTGCTACCTTCCTGAACCTGGCTCTCCGTATATGCCCTGTCAGCCGCGCACCAGATTTTTATTCATGTACTGCCAAATAGCGGTGCAGTACTGTATCTGGTACAGGCAATCGTCGAGCGCATGGTGCGCGGTTCCGCTGCGTTGAATGCCCGCTTTTATTTCCGGTATTATATCGGCCAGCGTCCGCACGTCCCGGACGTTGTAATACTTCCACGGTATCTTTAAGCCGCAGGCTTTGTAGGCATCCGCCAGTCGCGATATATCAAAATGTTTTCCGTTGCTCCATAGTTTTACGTCCTGCGCACAGGCGGCAAGGAAATTGCCGAAGTCCGCCAGTACTTCTGGGAGGGGGGCCTCGCCGCTGCACATTTCCCGTAATGCTTCCGGGTTCTGCCGCAGCCACCATTTAAGCGTTGCGCCCTCTACTTTCAGCCCTGCGTCCAGGCACGATTGAATGTCCACCTTCCGGTAAAACACGGCCTTTGTTTCACCCGTGTTTATTTCAAACTCTATCGCGCCTATGGAACAGATAACTACGTCCGAGCCTTCGCCCATTGTTTCAATGTCCACCATTACGTGGCCTAATTGCATGTGTTCTGTCTTACGTTCCATAAATCAAATTTTCAATTCAGTTTCACCGGCGCTGGTCAGTTCCTCCAGCACGTCGGTAATCGCGTTAAACAATATCATGTGCGCTTCATTCCTGCCGGTTGCCGCCAGTACGTCGTCAATGATCCGGTCGGGAATGGACTGGAAGCGCAACCGTATCTGCTTGCCGAATGCAAACAGTTCTTTGTACACCTTGCTTTTTTCCACCACCTCGCCTTCCTTCATGCGCAGCTTCAGCGCGTTAATGTTAGCTTTAATGATGAGGTCTTTACGCAGGGCCTCGGCATAGGTCTCGTCTTTATCGAGGACAATACCTTCACCGCTGCCCACGTTTTCGCCCGGTTCGCTGTCCTTTGCCTTGTTCGCAATCGCGGCGGCCTTTGGTTCGCTATCCGGCGTAACGGAAATGATGGTGTCGCCCCATTCGCGGTCGGCTATCTCCGGAATGATTTTTTTAGTAGCCGCATCGTAACCGCCGTTGATTTTACGCGACTTAATGGCTTTACGCACGGCAGTATCACTTACGCCCTTGCTGCGGGCGTACTCTCGTATGGATACTGTTTTTGCGTTTTGTGCCATTTTGTCTTGTCTTTTGGTGCAAACCGTTCGCGCTGGTTTGCGAACCTGTAAAATCTCTATCGCTAACGATTTTTTGGGGCTCAGGGTAGCCGCAAGCCTGAGGGGTGGAGGGGGAACCAGACCGCCCACCCCCTCGGCCCACCGAAGCCTACCCGGAGCCGCCGCTGAGCCTGCGGAGCAGGTAGTTTATCTCATGCTCCATGTTGCGGTCGAAGTTGTCATCAATGATTTTTTTAATGTTCCCTTTTACTTTGTCATTGATAACAGCCCCGTGTACGGTAACGGATACAAGGGGCTTGATAGGAATATCATTACCCGTTTTATTTTCCCTTTGGTGGCGCTGAATAAAGCCGAAGCTGTTACCACCGCCTTTGTACTGGCCGCGGGCAAATACGCGCGGTTTTGCGCCTCTAATCATAAAGGCATAGGGTACTACCTGCCGTTGCCCTTTTTTTACTTCAATAGATACCCCCTTACCCGGATTTTTCTTTGCCCGTTTATATTCCCTTGTGCGTTGCACACCGCGGCGGGAAATACTGATACTGCCGCCGCCGGTTTCAAACCTGGGCGCAAATGCGTCCATAGGTATAGGCTTTGCGCTGGCCGTGATATAGCCTTCCAGGAAAGAGGGAAAAGCGTTTTTGTTTTGTATGCCGTCAAGGTTTTTCTGCGGGATATTGTACTCCGCTTTAACGGCCTTACGCGCTTCCGTCCGGCCTTTAAGCAGCGTCCTGTTAATAGCGCGGGCAGCTGCTTTATCCAACTGCTCTTTGCTCAGGTTTTCAAAACGCCGCCTGAAATCCTCTATATTGCTGTCAATCCTTATCTGCATCGTTTACCGTTTGATTTTCGTTAGCCGCCGCTGCCCGCTCTTTCTTTTGCCGGGCGGTGAAATAATCCAGTACGGCGAGCCGCTTTGCTGAAAAATGCACCTGCCTGCGCAAGTCCGGGTGTTCGTCAAGGTTTTGTAATTGCTCCAGCGTCTGTTTTATTTCGCTGGCGTGTTTCCGCGCTTCATTTTTTACCAGCTCTATACGCTTTGCCTGCTTTGCCCGTTCCACCAGTTCCGAGATATAACCGTTCGGCATAGATATAGCGCCGGTGCGTTTGAGTAGCCAGTAACTGCCTTCCTGAATAAAGCCGCTTAGTATGGAGTCCTCGCAAAACCAGCGGTAACAGTTTTCCGTTACTTCCTTCCATTGGGCCGTGCGTTCCTCTGTCCAGTAGCTGTCCTCCCAATAAGGTGGCTCCTGTGTTTTGGGTTTTTCTTCTTTGATACGCGCCGCGGCGAATGCGGCCCGCGCCATACGCCTTTGTTCGGAAAACAGGTACTCGCGTATGAACATGATAAACGACCGTACATTCAGCCCGAAATACTCTCCGTATTCATCATACACGCCGTTACGGATAGCGGTGCGTACTTCTGCCATTGTGCAATGCGGGTATGTTTCTCGCAACTTGCTGTACAATTCGTTTACGGTAATCATTACGGTTGCCTCATCAGGCTTTTGCCCGCAGATACCGTAAGCCATGTTCACGGTATCGGTCAATTGCTCCAGTACGTCCATTACCTCCAGCTTTACCAGTGTAGGCTGTAGCCCGGCTTCAATGATTTGCCGGTGTTCCGGTAACAGCCTTTCCAGCGCCGCGCTTTGTGCGCGTACTAATGCCGTGCTATGCTTATCCCTGTTTGTAGTGATCAAATGCCCCGTTTTCATACATTTCTCGTAATAGTTTTTTTGCACCGATATTGGCTTCCATATTCGCCTGGAACACACCTTTTTTGTTTTGCTGTACAGGCGGCCCATTAGCTTCAGGCTTTATTGGAAAAAAGCCCTTCCAGCCGTTGGCTATGGATTGCCTGATAATTTCCGTTGCCAACACTTCGTCCCCGCCTGCTATTTTTACCAGCTCACTTAGGGCAGCTTGTTCTGTGACCACGGATTTATACCGAAAGGAGAATTGCTCCCGCTTGTACTGCCGCCACCAGTCCCAATGCCGGGCAAAGTCCTCGCTATCGAAAGGCAATACCAATTCCCGCTTGGGCTGTGTGCCTTCTTCGGTTTGCCCGCCGGGATCGTTCAAAAGTTTTTCAGACTTTTCAAAATCAAGTTCATTTTTACTTTCAAATTCATTTTCATTTTCAATATCATATTCAGGGATTTGCTTGTTTTTTGCTTTCGTTTTGCTTGATTTTAATTCAGGCAAATCGTTAGCAAAATCTTCTTGCGGCCCGTTGTTTTGCTTGGCCTTTGCCTGACGCTTTTTGCCGCCTTTGCTGCCAGAGTCGCTACGGGTTGCGCTTAGTGCGGCTTCCCTAACCATGCGCCGGTTAATGAGCCTAATGCAGTCCCCCTCGTATTCTTTATTGAAAACCGGCTCATCGCCGGAGGTTAATTTTTCAACTATCCTTTTCGCTTCTGTTTCCGACACGCCGAGCATTGTTCCGTATGAAGCAAAATCGTAGCAAATTTTTCCTTTTTGCTTACTGTCCCACATCCGGTATAACAGCTTATGCGCAGCGCCAAAAAGATCGAGCGGCAAATGCCCCCAATCTTTAAGAATGTCCCCGATATAAATCGGTATATAAGGTTGTTTTCCCGTTGCCATTTTATAACCAATTTTAAAAGCCGGTAGTCCAGCCAGCTACATACGCACTGGCCTGGCTATACCGGCATAAAGCATCAATGAAGCAACCGCCGGTTCACATGGGCTTCAGGCCCTTACCGATCACACTATCCCCCGGCGTACTTGCTTGCAGTGAATATTTGGCGTAATGCTTGCCCTGCTCTCCCTTCACGATCTCCGTCACAATGGGCAAGCCCTGTTTACGCCTTAAATCCCAGATACGAGCGCCGAGGCGCAGGCATCCGTACAGATGAAGTGCCTCTAATGGCGTAATCGTTTTGCCCCCCGCTAAATGCTCCCTCACCTTTTCATTCTGGCTTTCTCTTACACCAGCACTTACTTCATTTTTCATTCACTCTTTGACTTTACCCTCATGGCAAATTCCCGCCCAAAGCGTGGACTGAATACACGCTTTTGTTTGTGCATGGCGCTTGCCGCCTGTTTCCTGCTAATGCCTAAAAAATCCTGTGCTTTCCTGAGGCTGGAAAATTCCTTCCTGTTTTTCTTGCGCTCTTCCAATGGAAGGCCGCAGTCATATAGCAGCACTGGAATGCTATTGTCTATATCCGCAAACGTTGCGCTCATAATCTGCTACTCCTTAAAAAATCAAGTTCAAAAATTTAAAACTGCTGCTGTTTCTTGCAGCCTATCTGCAAGGACGGGGAAACGGTCTCCGTTTTTCTTCTCTACGATCATCACATTGTCACTCCTCGAAATAAGCCTGACCGTTTCCCCTTTCACCGCATATACTAAAGGCTTATTTTTTTTCCTGTAACCGGATAGTACGTCCTCCCGCACTATGTAATACATTAAAATGGTAAATCGTCTGGATTTTGACTTCCCGCATATTCGCGCCTTTGCTGGTCATAATGGTATGCGGCATACATTTCATTTGTTGCCTGCGCTTCCGCGTTTGTACCATGTGCGGAGTGTACCGCCGCTACATTTTCCCTGCTCATACCTATCTTGGCCGGTGTTAGTGCCGGGCGTATCTCGGTAATGAGCATGTTTACGAGATATTCCATTTGCTTGGTATTGTCCCAACCGTCCACCAGCTTGCCGGTCTTCGGGTCTTTCATTTTGCACGGCTCCAGTTCAGGCAGGCCGTTGGGGTGATTACGGGTATAATACCATTTCAGTGCAACACCATTTTGCATGACGATCATACCGGCCTGCTGTGTTTCCTCCGTTACCTTGTACATCGGAATGATTGTAAAAGGCTCCGCAAGGGCGGCGTTTTTTATTAGACGCAAAAAGGAGCGGGCGTATCCGCTTTCCAATCGCATCTGTAAAACGTACAAATCCTGCCCGTCCCGGATAACCAAATGAAGTTCCCTGCCGAATTTGCCGTCCTCCTTTATGTACGCATCCGTCAGATAGCCGGTAATATGATCGTAATAATCCGTTGAATTATCGCCTTTGCGGTGGGCGACCTTACCTTCTTTAATACCTAAATACGTCTTTGACGCACTGCTGTTTCCTAAACCCATATTATATAAAATTTGATTTTACTGCTTTATGTCTGAGCGGGCCGCAGTAGGTGGAAAATACCAGACAAACCGGAAATATGTACATAGAAAGTACTCGTTCTCGTATTTCTTACCTAACTTGCATCCTTTACAGGTACAAATGTGGCAACAAAGCTACTATTTCTTTGTACGAGTTTTGTACTAACTTTGTACAAATAACTAACATTTGAAAAATCGCAATGGTTGATAAAAAGAAATTGGGCGAACGGTTAAAGAAGATCGAGGAGGTCTATAAACTTTCCGGGAGGCAGGTGGCGCTCAGAATTAACGCTAATGTCAGTTATTACAATAAGGCCAGAAATGGCAACGGCCTTAGTAAAGAGTTTTTGGACAAACTGATAAAAGAATTTGGGCTGACCGAGAGCTGGTTATACGACGGTACTGAGCCTATGTATCCCGGAGGTATTGCACCTAAAGGCGAACATAAAATTCCTTTGTTTGATGCGGGGGCCGTTGGCGGCAGGCAGGTCATTGCAAACATGGAGGGTCTCGCCGGGCCGGTGGAAATGATAGACGCAGGCCCCTATAAGGAGGCAACGGGCGCAATGTATGTGTACAATGATAGTATGCAGCCCAAGTACCGGAACCGGGATAAGATAGCCTTTAAGCAGGTGGCCGACCTGGAACTCGTATTGTACGGGGAGGACTACATCATTGAGACCAGTGAATATCGCGTTTTGAAAAATGTGCAGCGGGCAGACCTGGGCTATATCATGGCCTGCTCCTATAATTCTGATATTTGGGAGACAGGTGCAATGAAAGGCCGTCTTATCCATGAGCCTTTTGAAATACCTGTAAAAAAAATAAAGGGTTTATATTTGGTCTTAGGCAAACTTTAATACACAATTTTACT